TGATCCCCTTTTCTATTATTTTTTATTGTTCTTATAAGTCACGGGGCGAGACACGATACCTTATGTGTGGTTTAGGAGGTATCAAAAAATTGCTACCTTATTGGTAGCACTCCAGTAATGAGGTCTTTATTTGAGTTTTCTACCCTTATTATTGGAGTGGTGCTAATAAGTACCTAAAAAAGACGCAAGTTAACAGCGTCTTTTTTATATTAAATCTAGCCGACGGGCGTAAAACGGATAGGAGGAGGTTATCTAATGGAAAACGATAACAAACAAATTACTCAACCAGTAAATACAGCTGATACTGGTAATAAAGAGGATAGTAAAGCTGGTAAAACCTTTACTCAAGCTGATATGGATAATTTAGCTGGAAAAATTAGAGGCGAAGAAAAAGCTAAGAACGACCAAGCTATTAAAGACGCTGTCGCTCAAGCTATTGCCGAAGAGAGACGACAAGCAAAATTAACCGAGGACGAGAGAGAAAAGGAGGCTAAAAGTAAATATGAGGCTGAACTAAAAGCACGTGAAGAGGATATTACTTTACGTGAGAGACGTTTAGAGGCTCAAGAGTTACTACAAGCAAAAAATATCCCTATTGACTTAGTGGACTTTGTAGTTGATTTAGACGCAAATAAGACTAAAGAGAACGTGGATAAACTAGCAAAAACTTACAACAAATCGGTAGAGACGGGAGTAACCGATAAATTAAAAGGCACTCCACCAAAAGATTTTTCAAGTAATAATGACACCGATAAACCTAAAAAGGTTATTGGTGCTTTTTAATGTCGTAAGACAAATGCCAAATAAAGTAAAGGAGTGATAATATGGCAAGACAAGACGCTTTAAGTATTTATATTGATAATAGCACAGCCGATAAATTAGCTGAAACATACGGAGAAGTTATAGAGGCTGTACAAAAAGGTGCAATTAGTGAACAAATAAAAAATAAAAACTATAGTGGAGACCCTACTACTGGTAGTGTTGAAATTGATAGATTCAAAAATGCGACTATTAATGATTTAGGTACAGCAAGAACTGGTGGAAAAGGAGACGGTTTAAAGAATACTGGTAAAGTAACTATTAAAGTAGATACTGATAAGGAAATAGTAGAAGAAATCGCTAAAAAGGATATTAAGTTATATGGTATTGACGGTATGGCTGAAAAGAGAAAAGATAATCATATTAAACGTATGATAGCTTATCTTGACACTCAATTTTTTGCTTGTGCTGTAAGTGAGGGAACTAGTACAACTCTTACTGGCTCAAATATAGCTGAAAAATTAGAAGATATGATACAAAAAGTTGAAACTACTACTAACGACTGGGTAGACGGTGTAGATAGAGACTTATTAGTTTTAACTGTTAAACCAAGCGTATATGGAGCTTTATTAAATTATATCGATAGTGTACCAAACTCTTTAACTGGTTTAAAAGAAGATTATTTCCACGGAGTACGTATTTACTCAAATCATAGACAAAGTAAAGATGTTATTTGTATGATAGACGGAGCTATTGGACAGTTAGTAACTACTGACGAATACAACGCTGAAAAAATACCTCTATCAAATGATATTGCACTTGAATTATTTTTCTCAAAAGGAACAAAGGCTGTTATGCCTGACTTAATCAAATATGCTAACGTAACAAACGCTAGTGTTTAATAATCTTAAAAAGTCTCTACTAATATAGGAGGTGTAATATGGACAATGAACAAATCGCTAGAATAAAAGCGTATATACATATAATTAACCCAAGTGTCGAGGACGACGATTTACTTGAGTTTTGTATAAACGAGGTAGGAGATAGAGTACAACTTTACCTTAATAGCGATAAAGTGCCTACTAAAGTTGAGCGTATAATCGCTAAAGTAATTAATACTGGGTTAATGAAATGCCAAGCTGATATTGAATCATACGAGGCTGGGGAAAGTACTGTTGACCGAGCTATTACATCTATTAGCGATAATGGACAGTCTATATCATACGCCAACGAGGTAACTAAGTATTTTACAACCGCAAACGACGAGGAATTGTTTACTGGTTTTAGTGGTTTGCTTAGTAGATATAGGAGGGTAAAAGTTGTATATCCCAAAATCAATGAAGAAAGCGGTAGCTAATGCTTTTTATGATAAAACAATTAGTGTAATGAGTGATATTACAAGCACGGACACCGAGGGAGGTGTAACACATAAAAGCTTAGCTACCGTTAGTAGTTTTAAAGGTAATGTAAGTTTTTCAAACTTTAAAAAAATACAAGAGGAGTACGGACTAGACTACGAAATAGATATAACAATAACTACTGATGTAAGTAGTGGTGTCGAAATTAATAACTTTATTAAATACGATAATATTGTTTATAACGTTACTGATGTAAAACCTAGTGATAGTCATATCCTCATTATAGCCGTAAAAAGTACTATGCCTAAAAAAGGCGGTAGTGTTTAATGGCGTTATCCAGTATAAAAAACTTAGATAGCTTAATACATAAACTTAAAAATATTTCTCAAATGGAGCAAGCTAAAGAAACAATGAATCAAGCCGTAGTATTGGTACACGGACAAGCTAAGATGTTAGCTCCCGTTGATAAAGGAAACTTGGCGGGTAGTATACACCCAAAAGTTACAAATCAAGGGCAAACCATAATCGGCAAAGTTTATACAAATCTTGAGTACGCCCCTTATGTTGAGTTTGGTACTGGTATTAAGGGTAATGGAACTTATCCCAATAAAGATATAAGTTTATCCTACCGTGATACTCCGTGGGTTTATACAGCCGACGGAGGAGAAACGTTTTACTATACTGAGGGTCAAGTTGCACAACCTTTTATGTATCCAGCACTTAAACAAAACGAGAAAAAAATAAAGGCTATGTTTAAAATGGCTGTACATACTGAGATAAAAAATAATAGTAAGTGAGGAGGTTAAGAGTTATGTACTTACCTAAGACTGATATTTACAATAGTTTGAAAACTTTAGATTATTATGTATCACAAACTCAACCCGCTGAGTTTATTGATTTACCAGCTATTATATTTAGGGTTGGTAATAATGATGTCAATTTAGACTTAGATAATACAATAATAAGTCAAGATTTAGAGGTAATAATTGATATATGGGCTGAGGATAGTGTTACAGCTAGTAGCGTTTTATCTCAAGTTGAAGAAATTATGCGTAGTAATAACTACATATTGTCGTTTTCAAGCGACGTACCAAATATGGGTAATCTATACCATATTAATAATAGATTTATCAAAATAGCTTAAAGGAGGTAAAAATATGAACGGACAAGCTACTCGTACAATGGGTACTACTCTAAAAAAGAAAAAGAGCGGTAGCGAGGCAAATGATACAACTATAGCTAATTTAACAAGTATTGGCGAAATAGGTGTTGAAAGTGAAGAAATTGACGCTACTGATTTAGATAGTCCTAATAATTACAAAGAGTTTATAGCTGGCTCAAAAGACGCTGGCGAGGTGTCTATTGCTGGAAATATAAAAAGTGAATCTAACGTTGAAAAAATGTTAGCTCTAGCTGAAAGTCAAAGTTTAGAGGACTGGGTAGTAACTTACCCAAGCGGTGCTAAATGGGAGTTTAAGGCTTTTGTTAAATCATTTAAAGACGGAGAAAAAACCGTTGACGGTCTAGCTACATTTACAGCTACATTACGTATAAGTGGAAAACCAACTTATACACCAGCAACAGCTAGCGTTTAATTGTAAGGGAGGTCGGTTTTTCAACTGGTCTCCCTCTTTTTTTATAAAAATAAATTGCAACGAGATGTATAACTATACGTGTTTTAACTACTCGTTGCAAAATAGAAACTAAGAAAATGGAGGATATTATGGAAAAATTAATTTTAAAGTTTAATGCAACTAAGATAGACGAAATAGAACAAGCAAGAAAGCTACCTATCGAGAACTGTATAGCTGATTCAAGTATTGGTATGCTATGCTTATTTATTCAAAAAGGACTAGTTGACGATAACGGAGTACACGGAGTTAGTAGAAATGTTGCTATGGACGTTATTGACAAATATTTAGAAGAGAAAGATAAAGACGAACTTGTCTTTGATATTGCGGAGGCTTTATGTGACGGAGGTTTTTTATCTCGCCAGTTGGATATAGCGAGTCTAAGGAAATTGAACAACAAGAGGATAGAACAAGCCAAGGAAACTATAGCCAACAATGTGTAACAAAATATTTTGGCGATATGTGGCGAGAGTTGGAGGAGGACGCTATAAAAATAGGGTTAGACCTCCATTACTTTTGGTCGCTAAATGTTAAACAATACGTAAAACACGTAAAAGTTTATAACCAAAAAGAAAAAGAACGTATTAGAGAGATAGACGGTTTAAATCATATTTTAGGTAAATATATAGCTTATGCTTTTAATGACCCTAAAAATTATCCAAGAAAACCGTTTACTGAAAACACCGAACTAAAGCCAATGAGTGACGAAGAAATGGAACTACAAGGTCGTCGAAACACTATAAAAATGGGAGGTGTTATAAATGACAGTTGAAGAGTTGCTAGTTTTAATAACAGCCAATAGTACTGGTTTAAAAAATGAAATTGGAAAAATAAATAATAAATTAAATGATTTTGAAAAAGAAACAACTAAAAAAGTTAACAAAATATCAAGTCTTTTTACTAAGCTTATTCCAGTTGGTTTGATAATTGCTGGAATAAAAAAGGTAAACGATTTTATTAAAAGTAGCGAACAAGCTTATAAAGACCAAATACAAAACGAAACACGTTTATTGGCTGTTATGAAACAACTAGATACAGCAACCAAACAAGATGTAAAAGATATTTTATCTCTTGCTGACGCTCAACAAAAAATGGGTGTTGTTGGAGACGAGATACAGCTAGCGGGAGCTCAAGAGTTGTCTACTTATGTTAAAAAAGCCGATAGTATTAAAAAATTAATACCTCAAATGAACAATATGATAGCACAGCAATACGGCTACAACGCAACCCAAGAAGAGGCTATCAATATCGCAACTATGATGGGTAAAGTACTAGAAGGTCAAACTGGTGCCTTAAGTAGATATGGTTACTACTTTGACGAAAACGAAGAGAAAATATTAAAGTTTGGTACCGAAGAGGAAAAAGTAGCAACTTTAACAAGTATTATCCACGATAGTATAGGAGATGTAAACGAGGCTTTAGGAGATACACCTATTGGTAGACAAATACAATTAGCAAATGCTTGGGGAGATGTAAAAGAGCAAATAGGATATGTTGCAACTCAAATAAAACAAGTATTGGTACCAGTTTTCCAAGTTTTAGTATCTTGGATAGGCACAGCTGTTAGTTATTTGAGACAATTTTTACAAGTACTTGGTTTTACAGCCAAAAAGCAAAATACAGCTAGTAAATCGTTAGGTGTAGGAACTACCGCCGAAAAAAATTATGGTAATGCTGTAGCTGATAGTACAAAAAAACAAAAACAACAACTTGCGACTTTTGACGAAATGAACGTATTAAAAGAAAACGATAGTGGCTCTAGTGGAGGAGGTGGAGATACCGCCGATTCAACGGGGCTAGGAGGAGTAAATAATATCGACTTTAATGTTGGTATTGACGGAGACGTTGAGGTTACCGAAAAAGTAGAAAAAGTAGCAAATTACATAAAAGAGACTTTTTCAAAATTAAGGGAAACTTTAAATCAAGTATGGGATAGCCAACCAGTACAAGCTTTTGTTGGGTTTGCTACTACATACGGACAATTTTTATTTGATTATTGGAGTACGTTAGGAACTAACTTATGGGAAAATCTAAAAATGACGTGGTCTAACATAGAGGGAGATGTTAGTACAGCTCTTACAAATATGAGTTTGTTGTGGACAGCTTATTTTACTGATTTACAAGTTGGTATTCAAACTTGGGGACAACCAATAATAGACGGAGTTAGTAAATTATTTAACTCAATATGGAAAGACGCTGTCGACCCAGCAATTAAAATAATGAGTAAGGCGTGGGCTGACTTTTCTAAAATCTTATTAGATTTATGGAACGAACACGGAAAACCATTAATTGATAATATAGGACAGTTTGTTACTACAACTATCAATTTATTCCAAAAAATATGGGACGATGTATTAGAGCCAATAATTACACCATTTTTAGAAACGCTAAGCTGGTTATGGGATAAACATTTAAAAGGCTTGATTAAAAATGTTGGCGATTTTGTAATGAAACTTGTTAATGGAGCTTTAGAAATCTACAATAAGTTTATTGCCCCTATACTATCTTGGTTAATGGATAAATTAGCTCCAGCGTGGGCTTTTTTAAGCAACGTAATTGTTGGAGTCCTTGGTACGATATTAGGTGTTGTTACTGATGTATTTAGTGCAATATTTAAAATATTAGGCGGAGTTATTGATTTTATAACTGGTATATTTACTGGTAATTGGAAAAAGGCTTGGAACGGAGTTAAAGATATTTTTAAAGGAATAATTGACGGTCTAGCTGGAATATTTAAAGCTCCAATTAACTTAATAATTGACGGTATTAACAGCTTTATTGCTGGAATAAATAAAGTTAAGATACCAGACTGGGTACCAGTTGTAGGAGGTAAAGGTTTTCATATTGATAAAATACCTAAACTAGCTCAAGGTGGAGTAATTGATAAACCAACTATTGCTATGATAGGCGAGGCTGGAAAAGAGGCTGTTATTCCACTTGAAAGTAATACTGGCTGGATAACTGAGTTAGCAAATCAATTAAATGGAAAAACTAACGGCGGACAACCATATCAAATAATTGTAAAAATTGGAGAGGATACTATCTTAGACAAAATTGTTGACGGTATCAACCAAAAATCGTTTGAAAATAACGGGGAGGTGTTTAATATATGATTTATAGCGGAGACTTAGTAAAAATAAATAATACAACAATACCACATATTGTAAATTATAAAATTGGTCGAGCTAAACTATGGAAAAACGCCGACCGTAATATGAGTGGGGACGTTAGGGCTCAACTTGTTGGAATATTTCCAAAAATAATTATGAAAGTGGGTATTTTAACTCAAGAACAAATGGCAAGCTTAACGGCTTTACTAGACCAAGACTTTTTTACAGTTACTTGGT